GCAGCCAAGCAGATTGGCTTTATGACTAAGAATTTAAACTATTGGACTAATACTCACGCTACATGGATTAACGAAAATATGTGGAATGATTGTCAAATGCATATAAATGATGACTTTTTACTTAAAAGACCAGCATTTGGTGGCCTTGACTTAGCACAAACGGTGGATATTAGTGCCTTTTGCTTGTTTTTCCCAGAATTTGATGGTAAACCAGCTTTTTTATTATGGAAATACTGGATTCCTGAGGAAAATGTAAAGGAAAGGTCGTTGAGAGATGGCGTACCTTATATGGATTGGGCATTGAACGGTAATATTAAGGTTACAAGCGGAAATATTGTAGATAACGAGGTGATTATATCAGATATATATCTATTATACCAAAAATACAACATTAGAAGTCTTGCCTACGACCCTTGGCCTGCTACTCATGTAGTTATAAGCCTGCAAGAAAGAGGAGTAAATGTAAAGCCATTCCCACAAAGTTTTCCAGAAATGAATACACCTATATGTGAGTTTGAGAAAATGATAACAGGCAAAAAAATATTTCATAATGGGGATCCTGTAGCAAAGTGGATGCTAAGTAATGTGGCATTAATTATAAATTCTACTGGACTGGTGAAGTTTGACAAAAGAAAATCTAATGAGAAAATTGACGGCATGGTGGCTGCCGCAATGGCTATTGGTGAGGCTATTGACCCAAAAAACAAAATTAATTTGGATTTTAATTTGATAATTGGATAATTTTTTTATTTGCATATAAAAATTATAATAATCATCTTTGCAACATGGAATTTTTGAATAAAATAGCCAATTTTATAAAAAGGAGTAGAATATCCAATCTTGGTCCTGCCAAAGACTGGAAATTGTACCAAGAGTTGTTTGGCACTAACCAAAGAAGGGTTAGCCATGAAACATCCTTGTCTATACCAGCTTATTTTAGAGCATTGTCTATTTTAAGTGAGCAAATTGCGTCTTTACCTTTCTCAATATATGAAACACAATCGGATGGCAATGTTGTTGAGGCGGTTAACCATCCGATGTTTTCCTTAATTAAATACAGGCCATCAACCAGATACGATACCTTTAGTTTTAGAGAGGCAATAGTCAGACAAGCCGTAAATGGTTCAATGGCTACTAAATCCGGTAATGTTTTAATTATTCCAATGAGAAATCAGTCGGGTATCGTTATTGACTTACATTTGGTTGATGAACCGTGGGAAATGTATAAAATAAATGATGAGTTTTTCTACAAACTGGAAAAAAGTAGTGAAATATACTCTTCATCAGAGGTATTACACATAAAATCGTTTAGTGAGAATGGATATTGGGGTAAAAGTCTGATTGAGGCTGGTAAGACTACTTTATCAAGAGCATTACACGAAATTGACTACGGTAATGACATTTATGCTAAAGGAACTAATCTATCAGGTACAGTTGAAACCGATTTAATACTAAATGAGGATCAACTAAATGTAATTAAGAAATCTTGGGCGGATAAACACTCAGGACCTAACAACCAACAAGGTGTTGCTTTCCTGCAAGCTGGTTTTAAATTTAAACCCATAGCATCAAGGTTAGAAGCAGCCGATATAGATGCAAGAAAGTTAACTATTGAAGATATATCTAACCTGACAGGAGTGCCAGGTTTTTTGCTTTTAGGTCAAAACAATATATCAACTACCAACATTGAGATATTAAACAGAATATTTGTACAATATACCCTGAGAGCGTGGACTAAACGGATTGAGAATGAATTTAACACAAAACTATTCCCACAAAAAGATTGGGGTAGATATTGCGTTAAATTAGATTTAGATGAACTGTATCGTGGTGATGTAATGGCAAGGGCAGAATTTTATACTAAACTTTATAATATTAGAGCAATTGCACCAAATGAAATTAGAAATCTGGAAGGATTTAATCCTTATGAAGGTGGAGATAAATTCGGTATGCCTTTAGCATCTAATAGCAGGGAAGTACCTACTGGTAACCAAAATAACGATAATAATGCCCAAGTACAGTAACTACCCACAAAGTGCTACTAATGCTGCAAAGAAAGCATTAAAGCATAAAGAAGATAATGGTTCATCCTGTGGCACAAGTGTCGGATGGACAAGAGCAAGGCAATTGAGTCAAAGACAAGGTCTTGAGGCAGATGAGGTGATACGCACATATTCCTTTTTATCAAGAGCAAAAGTTTATGACCAAGGCAAATATTTTGATGAAAATGACAAGGAAATATGTGGATCAATCATGTACGATGCTTGGGGTGGAAGTACAATGTTACCTTGGGCAGAGCGTACTGCAAAAAAAATTATGGAAGACAGAAATAAAGAAATTATGGAAACAAGATATTTTAGTGTCGAATATAAAAGCCTTGATAATAATATGATTCAAGGCATTGCCTCTTCCTTAAACTCACCCTATGATATGGGTAATTTTGATGAGGAGATTGATGAGGAAGCATTTGATGAAGCTGATTTTTCAGAAGCTGCTGCCTTATTTAACCACGACCAAAACATTGTACTTGGACGAGTTAAAAACAAAACCCTCAAGATTGAAAGACAGGGTAAGTTTTTAGTATATACCTTTAATCCACCAGATACAATGGCTGCCAATGATGTAGCAACATTAATTAAAAGAGGTGATATTTACCAGTCATCATTTGCTTTTAGTTTAAAGGAAAACGGTGATTCATGGGAGATGAGAGATGGCAGATGGAAAAGAATGATTAAAAAAATAGACAAGGTTTATGATGTAAGTCCTGTAACCTATCCGGCAAATCCGAATACTTCAGTTGCATCAAGATCTATGGAAAGACATATTCAACAAAATGAAAAAGCGGAATGCAATTTCAGCGAGTTTGTTGAATTTTTAAACAACTTAAAAAATTATTAAAATGTTGAAATCTGATGAATTAAAGATGTCGCGTTCCGCTAAAATAGATGAAATGCGATCTTTGATTAATGCTATCGAAACATTAGGTGCTAATGCTACTGATGAGCAAAGATCAAAATTAAATTCAATTAGAACTGAGGTGACCAATTTGGAAAGTGATATTGAAAATCATTTGATGTTGGAAGCTGAATCTAAAAGAATGGCTACTCCTGCCACCAGGGTAAATGAAAACAAAATTAGCGATGAGCAAAGAGTAAAGAAAAACTACTCTTTCCTTAGAGCAGCTAATCTCGTTGCTAACAACAAAAACCTTGACGGTTTAGAGTTGGAAATGCACCAGGAAGCAGAAAGGGAATTTAGAGAGGCTGGTATCTCCGCATCGGGTAACCTTTACATTCCAAAGATGGTTGTAAAGAGTGAGAAAAGAGATATGACTGCTGGCACTTCAACTGCTGGTGGTAATACTATTCCTACTATTTTAGGAGACCTTATTCCTTTCCTTGACCCAAGATTGGCAGTTATCAATGCAGGCGCTACTCTACTTACCGGATTAACTGGTAATTTAGACTTCCCTCGTAACGATGCTGCTGCTACCGCAGTTTGGGAAACTGAGAACTCTGCTAATGATGAAACAAGTCCAACCTTTGATAAAATTAGTATGTCACCAAATCGTTTAGGTGCATTTACTGATATTTCAAAGCAATTACTTGTTCAATCATCTATTGATGTAGAAAACTTTGTAAGAAATCGTTTGAGCGAAGCAGTAAACCGTGCATTAGATTACGCTTTAATTAATGGTGATAATTCAACACAACCTTTCTATGGTATTTTAAATACTGCTGGTATTGGTTCTGTTGCTATTGGAACTGATGGCGGACCGTTAACTTACAAGCACATCATTGATTTGGAAACTGAACTTGCAGTTGACAATGCTGACTTTGGTACTTTAGCCTATCTTACTACACCAGGTGTAAGAGGATTTTTAAAGAATACTGAGAAAGCATCAGGTACTGCTCAGTTTGTTTGGTCTGATGGTGCGCCCCCAGTTGGTCAGCAAGGTTTAAGAACTGATTTACTAAATGGTTACCGTGCATTTGTGTCTACTCAAGTACCATCTAACTTAACTAAAGGTGGTGGAACTGATTTACACGCGGTTATATTTGGTAATTTTGCTGAGTTGTTAATTGGTCAATGGGCAGGATTAGATGTAGTAGTTGATCCATATTCATCAAGCAAAAACGCTTTAGTTACTATTGTAGTTAATAGCTGGTGGGATGCGGCAGTACGTCATGCTCAATCATTTGCAGCGATTAAAGACGCTGATATTACTGGTATTTAAAAATTAATAAAATGAAAAATATTTTAATTGGTTTATTTGTATTTGTAGCAATTGGATTGACTGCATTTAAAAATGACCGTTCAAAAACACTTAATAGTAATTATGATGATGCGTCAAGCACATTTTATTCTTATTCAGTAAGTGATACTATCACCAATACTGAAATAGATACAATTACTATTCCGGTAAGTTTACTTAGTCCATGGAGTGGTTATTGGAGTGTCGTAGCAACTAATTTGTCAGGTACTACCTACATTTTACCAACTGTGAGACAAGCTGCAAGTTCAACTGACTACACTACCGTAGCTACTATGGATACGTTAAATACAAACGGTATGGTACAATCTAATGAGGATGAACTTATTGGTGGTACTAAATACCGTTTGGTACTAACTGGTGTTGGAACTCAGTCTACAAAGTACACGGCTTACTTTGTTGCTAAAAACCAATAATATGAAGGTGCGGTTTATAAAATCGCCATCAGGTTCTCCCCATCTCCTTGGTTATTTCCAGGGAGATGTGGCGGAACTAAATGATGTCGTAGCAAAGAAATTAATAGTTGCTGGTATTGCAGAGCAGATAGGTGGTTCTTCTGTAGTGCAGGAAAAACCAGTTGAGGAAAAGCCTAAGATTGAAAATACCATCAGCACAAAACCAAAAAAAGCAATTAAGAGATGAAACCTTGGAGAGTAACAGTTGATCAGACAAATGAGTTATGGACTACTTCGGAAGTCAAAAATTATTTGAAAGTTGATGATGCAACTGATGACGCTCTCATTGCTGCTATGCTAAAAGCCGCAAGACAAGTGGTAGAGGCAAGGCAAAATATATCCACATTGACAAAGACTATTATACAAAAGCTGGAAAGATTTCCATCATCGTACAAAGTGGCTACTGATTATGAAAATGTAATTAAATTGTTAGTGTATCCTGTTGTTAGTGTATCATCTATAACTTATTTAGATGAAAACGGTGCATTACAAACATTAGCACAGAACTTATACGAAGTTGACACATACAGAGGTATTATTGGAGAGGCCGTGGATGAAGACTTCCCTGACACCTACTTATCTTTAAATGATGTAACCATTACATATACTGCTGGGTTTGGAACGGCTGCAACAGACTGCCCATCCGACATAAGAATAGCGGTATTAAAGTTAATAGCTAATATGTATGACAATCGTGGCGATAGCGTTTATAAAATGCCTACTGCCTCAGATGTTATGCTAAACAGACACAAATATGATTGGGTATAATAAGAATGAGGTTGTTGGTAAAATGAGGGAAAGAGTTGTTTTGCAAAACAGAACAATATTTCAATCTAATAGTGGTTTTCAATCAGAAACTTATACAACTGTTGCCACTTTGTGGGCAGCGGTAGATTATAAAACTGGATTTGAGGAAGAGGATGCTGATAAAATAGTTGGTCAGCAAAAGATTTTATTTACTATTCGTTATAATGCAAATGTGACTATTAAAAGTAGATTTAACTATCGTAACGACTTATATCAAATTGAAAGAATTGAGGTAAGTAACGATAGAAGATTTATGGATTGTTTAGGAACATTTAGAACATCGTACTAATAATGCCAAGGAGACCATTATCATTTAGTTTTACTGAAAGAGGTGTTGCTTACGCAAGAGCCAGGAATCAGCAAAGACTTGCAGAACAAGGTGGCAAGTATGTAAGTCGTGAGTATGCAATGGACATACAGATTTATGACACAAATGTAATGAATGCTTTAAAGCATTTAAGAACTAATGCAATGCGTGATTGGGATAGAAAGAAAATAGATATTATTACTAATGCCTCAAAGCCAATGGTTGATGCTATTAAACCACAAATCCCAGTTTACAGGTTACCCGAACACTATAGGTATGTGCAAAACAAGTCAGGTAAAAAGATAAAAATAACCTATAAGGCTGGTCATTTGCGAAACAGTATAAAGGTAATTAACCCATTTAAGCCAAGATTAAGAAGACAGGATACTATTGTTATCGGACCATTAAAACAATACCCAACCAAAATGGACAGAGGACCATTTGATGGTATAAATAAAGCAGATGCCTATTACGCCAACTTTGTTTTTGGTGGAGCAATGCAGTTTAGGAATAAAGCTTTATTACAGGGTTTTATAAAGGCTGAGAAAAGAACTGGGGATATTATAATTAACGGTGCTGAAAATATTATAGAGAGAGAAACAAGAAGAGCTGGTTTAACTTATACAAGGACGTAATGAATATAGGTAATGTTATATATGCAATGGTAGCAGCAAATGCAAATTTGGTATCTCTGATTGGAACAAGAGTATATCCGGAAGAAGCACCTATGGAAGCTACTTATCCATATATTACCTACACAAAAACAAATACAAATCCTACAAGAGTTAAAAATTTAGTTAGTCCTAAAGATGAGTTTAAGATTAACTTTTTTATTTACTCAAAAAATTATGATACGACAAATACAGTTGCTGATGCCTTAAGGGTTGCACTTGATAACAATAGAGGAACTTATGCAAATGTTAATGTAGATTGGGTTATTTTTGAGGATGAGGCAAATGGGGATCCTATTATGGAAGACAAAATATATTGGATGGTTCAAGATTATTTCTTTAAAATTAATAACGTATGAAAATTGTATTCATTAAAGACCATGATAATTTTGTAGCTGGCAATATTTGTGATGTCCTTAACGGCAAAGCAAATGAATTGATAAAATTAGGCATAGCAGCACAATATCATGGACAAAATGTTGAGGTTTACCCACAACAGGAGCAAGAACCAGAAAAGGAAATGGTTTATGTTCCAATTATTATACCGGAAAATGAAATCTTTTCTCAAGAAGAAGTGGAAAAACAAATTGATGTAGAAGATGAGGTATTTACGGTTGACAAACCAAACAAGTTTAAATCAAAATTAAAATAACATAATTATGGCTACTACAGGAATTGTAAATGGTTCTTTGTTGCGATTATATGTGAATGATGTTGCGGTAGCATATTCAACATCCGACACTTTAGATTTGACAAGAGCCATGCGAGAAATCGCACACAAGGATAATACATCCGCTTGGGTTGAAGTTGCCCCTGGTCAAAAGTCTGCAACATTCTCAACCGAATTGCTATTTGCCGATGTAGGTGATGCATCAGCTAATACTAAATTTAATTCATTGTTTGAAAGTTGGGATGCTGGAACTGAAATTACTTGCACCTATACTACTGATGTTTTAGATGATTCAATTTACAGTTTTACTGCTTATATTGAGAGTTTATCTCTTAATAGTGCTAATCAAGAAAACGTAACTGCATCAGCATCATTAAGAATCAATGGAGCAATTACCAAAATTACTAATTCAGTCTTAGCCGCTCCTGCTGGTTTAAGTGCAACCCCTGCTGAGGGTAATTCAAGTGTAAGTTTAAGTTGGTCTGCTCCATCTGCTACTGGTAAGCCAGCACTTACTGACTACATTATACAGTACAAGCTAAATGCCGCAACAACATATACAACCCTTAATGATGGGGTAGGTATTGAAACCTCATATCTTATACCAACTGCTACTTTAACAACCGGACAACTTTATAATATTAGGGTTTTAGCAGTAAATGCTGCTGGTAATAGTCCTGCATCAAATACCGCAAACGTAACTCCGAATTAATATTTACACGAGGCTTTTTGGGGGTAGAAATTGTTCTACTCCCTTTAGCCTTAAATCTTTTAAATTATTTTTATGACCTCGGTAAATTATGTAAAAATTGAAGAGAAGGACATCCCATTTAAAATTGGTGGATATGCCTTATCATTATTTCTTAAACAGAAAAAGATTAAATTTTCTGAATTTAGCAAAGCACTTGAAGATGATTTAACCTTGTTATACGAGGTTTTATATTTAGGTGTGCAAAATGGTTACAAAAGGGAAGGTGTTCAAAACCCATTTACTCTGGAAACATTTGCTGAATTAATTGATGATCATAATATGGTTAATAAGTTTAGTGAATTGTTATCAGAGAGCATGGGTGGGGAAAAGAGTAATGAAAAAAACTAAATGACCCAAACGCAAAATTTTTTGAAGTAGAGGATATTGAGCGATTGTGTTTGGGTGAATTACAGATGACACCTGATGAAATGAATCAGTTTGATTTTAGAGAGTTGTTTATAAAGATAAACGGACACTTTGAAAATCTTTCAAGGAATAATCAGATGTTATGGGAACAAGCAAGGTTTATGGCCTATTACTCGGTAATGCCACATACCTCAAAGCATTCAAACCTTAAACCAACAGACCTTATAAAGTTTGAATGGGATAAGGAGAAAAAGAAAAGAGATTTGACAGTTAAGGACTACGACATGATGAAATTTATGGATAATGTCATAAAAACTAAAAGTGTCGGAGAAAAAATAGACTAATGGCAGGGATACTTAGTATAAAAATCAGGGCTGATGCAACTCCGTTTGAAAGGAGTTTAAAGAAGGTTGGCAGGAATATCACATCTTTTGCACAAAAATCACTTGCCGTAGGTCGTGGTATCAGCCTTGGTTTTACTGCCCCATTAATGGCTATTGGTGCAAGTGCCGTTAATGCTGCTGCTGACTTTGATAGTTTAGAAAGAGCATTAGCTGGTATTATGGGTGGTGCTAATGCCGCTGCTGGGGAGATGACCAAACTAAAGGAAGCTGCTAAGTTACCAGGTCTAGGATTTGAAGAAGCAGTTAGAGGATCGGTAAATTTACAAGCGGTTGGATTAAGTGCGGATGAGGCAAGGAAAACATTAATTGGTTTTGGTACTGCAATTGCTGCATCTGGTGGTGGTTCGGTAAACCTTGCATCTGTGACAAAGCAGTTAACACAAATGATAAGTAAGAACCGAATTCTGCAAGAGGATTTTGGTATTTTACAGGAGAATGTACCATTGATTGGTGATGCACTTGATAAAGCATTTGGGACAAGGAATATTGAAAAAGTAAGAGATACTGGTATTGCTGCTGCTGATTTTAATTCAAAATTAGTTGCCTCGTTAATTACATTACCGGCGGTAATTGCAGCAACTGGTGGACTTAGGAATAATATTGATAACTTTAAAGATAGTTTAAAGTTTGCCCAAGTTGAATTAGGAAAGGCTATTTTAAAAAATATAGATTTAGAAAAAGTAATTGAGTCAGTAACAGGAACTATTGAACATTACTTGAATATATGGGGGGATTTAAGTGATGAAACGCAAAAGTTAATTTTAAATACTGCAAAATATATAGCTATTGGCGGCGGTCTTGCATGGATATTAGGTCAAATTATGAGTGCGGTAGGTGTCTTAACAACTGGTTTAGGAAAACTTGTAGAACTTATAATAGATTATAATAAAGTAACAGGTGTAATAAAACTTACAACAGGCGGTTGGATTACCATTGCTGTTGCTGCTGCCGTTGCTATTGGTGCTTTTGCTTATAGTGTACATCAAGCAAATAAACCTATAGATGATTTGTCAGGCTACCTGTCTTCATCGGCAAGAGCTATGCAAAAGGAAATGACTCAATTAGAGTTTAATTTAAAACTTATAAACGATACTAATACAAGTCAAGGAACAAGGTTAAAATTAATAAATGATATTAAAAATAAATACGGTCAGTACCTACCAGACTTAAAGACAGAACAAGACTATTTAAACAATATGTCTACTGTTATGACTGTTTTAAATACTGAGTTAGCTAAGAAGTTTGAAATAATGAAACTTCAAGGTGTGGCTGAGAAACAATTACAAAGATCAGTTGAATTAGCAGAAGAAGAAGAAAAATTAACAAGGGAAATAGCTAAGCAAAGAGAAGTTGCAGAGCAAAAATGGTTTGGATTTTCTGATGTTTTTACAACAAATGCTGCAGATTATCAACTTAATAAACTAAATAAACAATTAGATAAAACAAGAAAGGAAAGTGTCATAATTGAAGAGGCATGGAAAAATACAACAAAACAATTAGATGAAATTGTTGGCAAAATACCTAAAATAACAGAAACAGAAACAGAAAATAATAATGGAAATACTGAAAAGCAAAAAACAAGATATGAATTACTTACAGATTCTTTAGATGAATTAAATAAACAATATGAGGATCAGGTTTTATTGTATGGTAAAAATTCAGAAGGTGCAAAAGTTTTAGAAAATAATATCAGAGAGGTCAGGTTTGAAATATTAAAAGTAAAAAAAGCATTAGAGGATTTAGAAAAATTAGATGGTTTTGAGGCATTTATACCTTTAAAATCGCCAACTGAGACAAAGAGAGAAAATAAAAAAATAAGTGAAGAGGCTAAAAAGACTGTAACTACAGAGACTGTTCCTTTGATTGAGGATACAATAGTAGGACAGAGTATTGATGATTATCTAAATCAATTAAGGGTTGATGAAGGTAAAATAGCTGGAATGAAAATTTTGTCTCAATTTGAAAATCCAGAACCAGCTAAAAATATAATTAGATTAACAAATGCATTTGAGGATTTAGGTATAGCTATTGCTGATGTTGGGTTAGCATTAGAGCAAAATTTAGGTTCAGCACTTGGACAAAGTTTTGAAGCATTAGGATCAGCATTAGCAAGTGGTGAAAATGCAGTTATGTCATTTGCAAAGGTTTTTGTTTCATCAATGCTTGATGCGGTAAAT